AGTAATGTTCTTGGCTAATGCTTCTCCCAAATCTTTGTACTTCGAAATAAGATCCTGAGAAGGGGTTGTTTCCAAATTTAACGCTGCTTGTACAGATTGCGTAACGTCAACATTGGCTGGTGGTACCACAGTGTCTTCAACAACTACCTCTTCAACTACAGTGGCAGCTTCTTCTTTTTTAGCAGTAAGGGAAGCAATAACTTGCGACTTGATAGCTGCTAATTCTTCTTTATAAGATTCAAATTCTTCTTCAGACATACTTTTTACTTTGTCTCTTTGAATAGAAGCCTCTACACGAACAACACCGGCTTTCTCTAAGGCTACCATACGGGAGTCTGCAAGTATTTCCATTTTTAATGTGGCATACTCAAGATTAAGCTTTTCAAAGTCAGAGTCAACAGCTGCTTTAGCCTCAATAGCGGCAGTTAGCTCTTCCTGGAATTTTTGCTCAAGGGCTGCTTTTTCTTCTTGTAAAGTGTTAACCTGTGTGTTCAAGTCAGTAATTACACTAGCTTGTTCCTGATTACTCTGTGTAGCTGTAGCTAATTCTTCTTTGATTGCAGTAAGTTTGTCTGCGGATGCGTGAAGAGCATCCTCTGTTTTCTTTCGTTTAGTATCTTCCTCTTTACTAGCGAAAATAGCTTTAACGACGTTTTCAATTTGATCTTTTAACTTATCTTCCATTATATTCCTCCTAATTTAAAATCTAAAAATAAATTGTTTTATAACTAACCTAAGTTTACGTTAATCCTATCCATGTCCGAACGTACTTTACTATTTAAGTAAATCGTTTATATTTTCTACTAATTTTGCTATCTCTTGTTCTTTCTGTAATTCATCGAGTTTACGTTTAGCTACATCCATTATAAAATCAGCTGTAAAAACTTTTGCTAGACAGCTTGCGTTTGTGTAATCACCAGTAGTTGTACAAGTTGTATCGAATTTATTACACCAGTTAGTATTTATTACATTAGAATCTTGGTCTTTGTAAATAGAGTCAATACTTTCTTTATCATAAGAAAGACAAATACCTGGTGAATCATCTGCTGCTTTAATTAATTCTACTTTTGTATCTACATTACTAGAGGTTACATTATTACTGGCGTTTTCTACATTATCTAAATTAAATTTAACTGTCTCAGTAATTTCATCATCTGTACTAGCAGTAGCTTCAAATATTATAGAAGGTTTATTAGCCGGTTGCTTTACAATACCCACACCAGAGAAACAAATACCTCTCAACACCTTAGCTATGACACCTTCATCTACAACTGCGCCGCCTTTTACAACCTGTGCAGCCTTACCATAAAGATCCTCATTAGCTACATCGAATCCCATGAGCTGTGCTTCTTCTGCTGTCATTAAAGTGCTACCCACAAGAATGTCGTAAGAGGTGTAATAAGCTTCCATAGAAACTTTCCACTCACCTTCTTTAATTTCTTTAGCTAAAGCAGGAAATCTTGTTTTATAAACTACACTAGCTATTTCAATGTGCATATCCTGTGCGTCTAGTTTAGACTCCTCATAATTTGCCAACTCCGCACTATTTAGTTTGTTACCCTTAGCGTCTGTGAATTCACAGGCATAAATGTGACCAATAATTTCATTTTCTTCATGTTCTACATCTACCGCTTTAGCCACAACTGTTTTTCTAGCCTTTATTAACTCACTACCCATAAAATGTGCGTTGTTAAGATTCGTACCAGTACTCACAAATCTACTTGTAAAATAAGCTAGGTCTGGTTGACGTTCATCAATACTGGGTAAAGGTATAACAGATGCTACTTCCTTACGTAAAGCAGCAGTTTCTTTAACATAATCTAAACTAGCTGTCATAAAAAATTTATGTTTCATAGTAATATCCTTATATTATAATTTATCTTTTATATTAATAAGCTCTTGTATAAGCAAATTTACATCTTCTTTAGACATACTAGATACTACATTATGTAGAGAACTTGTAGCCTTTGTTTGGTCATTAGCTGCTAGCTTACTTGGGTCTGTTTCGGGTGTTTTAGTATTTGTTGTGCCTGTAGGCCGACCTCTTGAAGGTGTACCTGTAGGTGAGTTTTGTACATCTTGTATAGTGGTGGATTGTTGAAAAGGACTTCCCACTAACCCGAAAACACCATCTGATACCAAAGGTAGTTCTTCCTGCATATTACCAAGTTCATTTGTATAATCAAAACCTAAGGTTTCTAGAGCTGTTCTATAAGATATCATCCTTCTATCAACCATAGCTGATATAACATTTTTGTAAAGGATGTCATTTCTAAGTATATTCTCATCCCACCTGACTCTAGGAAAACGGTCAAAGCCCATAGCTTCTGCTATCTGCCTGTACTCATTATATATCCATCTAGTAACCTGCTTCCTAGCGTAGTCAATATCCTCTTTAACAGCACCTATGGCCCATTCAGAACCAGCGGTAACGTCGGTAGCATCAAGAAGAGCACGAGTAAAAGATAAACCACCAGTAATGTCTTCATTAACCTGGTCATACTTACCTTTACCAAGAATCTTTTCTATTTCTGGACTAATTATCTTCTCTATTTTAAGAGTGTGGTTCCACACTACATCAAAACTTTTACTTGGTGTGTCAAATAACTTAGCTACAGCTTCAAGTTCTTCTTGGGATACTACAGGAAATTCATCATTACCTATAGTTATTTTAAGTATATAATTAGATATACCATCCAAAGTACTAAGATCTGCATTACGAAGGGCCTTCTTATATTCAATACTTTCAAACACTCTAGCAGTTCTTGGTCTAGCATACCTTTCATAAGGCTGTTTTTTGTATGTTATATTACCAACTAAACGTGAGTCTAAAGAGTAGTCACCACCACCTTCGGCGGCCTTCTTGAGATCTGTAGGTAGAGATTTTATAAGTAATTTTTCCTCATCAGTTAAGTCTGATTGGTTTTTCTTAAGTAAATCCCCTAATTCTTTTGGAGGCGTAAGTGTTACAGAAACTTGGTTGAATAATAGGTTACCTGTCTTATTAACTAATGTTGGGTTCAACACAGTGTACCCTACAGGTAAATGCCCTTTAGACCAAATTTTCTTTTTTGCTGCAGTAACTAATTGACCTGTTGCTTTTGCCTTAGTTGCAGATTTCTTTTTATTAATAGGCTGTATTGTAGATATTCTAGGTTCGTAATTAGCTATGTATTTGTAAGTAACTACGTCAGATGTTTTAAATAACTCTAAAAATATCCAGTCAATAACTTCCTCAAAATTTACATCGAATACCCAAGTGTCGAAAAAGTTTTTTATATCAGGGTCATCTATATCATTCTCAAAACCTTTACAGGCTAAAGAGGACAGTAAATTAATTGTAGACCCTACAATAGGTTCTGTATAATAGTAGCGCATTACTTTTTCATATAATACCTTAGGGTCTTCATCGAAAACATCCTTACTTGAACCTAAATCTAAATAGGATCTAGACAAGGAGTCCCTAGTAAGGGTAGATGCTTTCTCTTTAAACGTATGAGGTACTAAAGGATTCTCTAGAAAAGCTAAAGCCTTTTTAGTGGGTTCTACTAAAAACGTAGTTGTACCTGTACCTTCATCAACCGACACAGATTTAATACCTACATCTGGGTAGCGTTTTTGAAGGTCAGCGGTTATCTTATTTGCAATTTCCTTTTCCATAGTATTCTTCCAATAGTAATAATTAAATTATAGATTACAAATTACTAGTATATGTAGTAGTCTAAATATACTAGTTAGTTTATTTCTTTTTAGTCAATATAGCTAAAGACAAACTTGATGACACATTGTTTAACCCTGTAGCTGTAGACCAATTAGCTGTATTTCTATTTCTAACTAATCCACCACTACTATGTATTACGGTCTTTGCATCATTGTCCACAATCTCGTGTTCTAACGCCTTAACACCATAACTTGCAAGTATCAGTGCAGAATATAAATCTTTATTTTGTCCTTTTTTAGGTGTATCAAAGTGCAAGGCACCACCAGCAGTTTGTGTAACAACTATGTTTAAACATTGTTTTTTTAGTTTATCTATAAGTTCATATTCATCTATTATTAAATCAGATACCACATCTACAGGTAGTAATGGGAATTGTAGGTTCCCATCTTCAAATAAAGATAAAGCTGCAAAGTTGGCGTCGGCTATCCAAGCTGTACTAAAGGTAGTTAATTCTAATATACGTCTACCCTTAACGCTTAGATTATCCTTATCATTCTTATTTAGTATAGGTTCAACATCATTGTAGCCCTCCGCAAGTAAATCGGCTACTGACTTACCACCACCACCCCTATCCATAAATACACGTACTACGTTATAAGCAATACAAATATCTTGTAAAGAGGTGGTAATGTCTTGGGTTGTTTTACCATCTAATGCAAGTACTCTAACTATTTTATTTGGTTTACCTAATTTAATAATTACTACACCGCATTTAGCTTTACCACCTTGATTAGGATCTATACCTACAATATATGAAGCACCATTCTCACCGGTTAGTTCCATAGCGTAATCTGTTACAGAACATTTTTCTAATATAGAGGCCTTAAAAAATCCTTCAGAGTCAGATACCATTGCTGCTAAATATTCCATAGCAAACTCATGACTAGACATGACTCTTAAAGCGTTCTCAATATTCTTAGGGTCCAAGAACCCATCAGGTAATGCAGTATGAGGTATTTGAAATACGGCGTGATCTTTTGAACCTTCTTCAATCTGAGTCCAATATTCCCGCATACGTTTGTACATATGATTAAACTTGTAATATCCAGAAGAAGTACCTATCATTTTATTAATTGAGTCTTCTTCAAAATCATCCTCAAAAGCTAAACCTGCTTCAATCAAAGAACGTCGTCTCTCTAACTCCCTAACTTTTTTCATAGGGTCAAGCTTGGTTATACTCATTGGTGCAAGTACAGTTTCAATAATTTTAGAAGGTACCTGAGCAAACTCATCTACTATTACACAATAAAAACGGGAGCCACGGATTTTACCACCGTCAGCTCCCAAAGGTAACGCTTCAATGAAGGCCCCATTATGGCCTCCTATAGACCTAAACTTTAAATAGCATGTGTCTGACCCACGTATAGGTCTTTTTTCTGTAGCCGCCCTAAGAATAGGTGAACTGGCATAAAGCTTTTCTATTTCAGCAAATATCATTTTTGCTTGTCTAAAGGAAGGGCCTATTAAACCAACACGATAACCTGGATATAATAATGCTAATAAAGCGGAAAGAGTTCCAGATAAGAAAGTTTTACCAAAACCCCTAGTAGCAACAGACAGTATGTAAGGTTTAAACCACATAGCCTCAAATACAATTCGTTGGACCGGGGCTAGGTCAACACCAAGTAGCTCATAGGCAGCTATACAAGGATTCTCCCTGTAAAACTCTATAAGATCCGGACCTTGTTGTAAAACAATATCCATATTTTTAGTTAATTTAGACATTAATCTACATCATCCTTACAGGTATTTTCTTCAAGTATTTCATTTATAGGTGCTTGTTCTGCCCGCATTTTTCTAGCTTGTGCTTCTAGTTTAAGTTTTTTATTATCATCAAAACCCACAGCTAGATCAATAATTGAAAAGCCTTTAAACTCATTTACATCTACACGGTCTTTACGTCTAGAAGCTAGGTTATCCTTAATTTTATCACTCTGTTTCCTAAGTTTTTCCATGGAACTTGAATAATTTAAATGATCAGTTGCTGAGCCTTTACTAGACTTAAGTAGTCTAACTTCGATTACCTTATTAGTAGCAAGGGTTAAAATATCATCTACATCACTAGAGGTTAAGTCATCCTCATCAAAATCTTTAAGATATATGTCGATAAGTCCATTGTAAATAGGGAGTTCATCTTCTTCGAACATGTCATTAATAGGCATGATCTCAGTTAATAACTCCCTAGCTTTAGGTGGACTTTTAGGTCTGCCTACTTTTGCCATATTATAATTTAACCCCCAAGGCGTGGCATACTGTGTCAAAGTCTAAATCAATATCATCACATTGTTGTCTTAGTTCACAAATATCTTCTGGACTATTTAGTAGCTGTGATATATGAGGATTTTCTTCAACACTAATATTATATTCTATAGATATTTCCCGATATCTCTTTGAGTTTAAAGATCTCTCAGTACATATATCTGTTGTAGCATCATACTCTGTCCTAATCTTATTAAACCACTCTCTAACTTCTTTTGAATTTTTTATTTCATTTTTATATTGTAAATACAATTCATCGGATAATGGATACATATTTCTAAAATATTGCATTAGTGTTTTAGAAATCTTTTCTTTTGTAGACTCTGAATGATGCTGCCCTTTTTTAGAATCACTAATTGCTTGTTTACTAACATCACTAAGTCTAAAGCCTAGTGGTCGTCCTCTTCCCCTTGTTGGTTCATTATCCATTTAATTCCACCTCCTTTAAAGAGGAGTATTTACCACATGACCTACAAATAACACCAACTGCATTGGTATGCACTAATACTTCAGCGTCACAGTTAGCACATAATTTAATAGTAGTTTTCTTTGCACCACTAAATGTAGGTTTAGAAAAAGAAAATGGAAGGTTTTTATGTTTATCTACAAAAGAGGATTCTTTATGAATTCTTGCATTGTGTTTAGCTACACCACCCTCTGGTTCGTATCTTCTTGGTGCACCTGGGGCCAACTCAGAAGACACTGTAGTTTTAGCTACAAACTTATTTAGATCTTTTTTAAAGGTTTCATTAACCATCAAATCTGTCCTCTTGTTTAACTGTAAGTGTTTTTTTACTTGCTACGTAGTCAGATAAGTAAACACATAGCTCCTCTGGTGTATAATCAGATAAAGGTTTCAACCAAGGTTTAATACTCCACGGCCCATAATGGTACCCGACACAACTTCTAATCATATTGTAGTCTTTTTCTGATACCAATTTTAAATCTCTGTAAACCTCTTCTACTAGTTTTGCCCCCAAGTCTGGGTGCCATTTCACAGTATGTCCTGACTTTTCAGTACCTTGTTTTCTAAGATCATGTAAAATACAAGCAGATATTATCTGGTCTCTATTATGTTCACAGCTTAAACCCCTAGCAAGGTCATAGGCAATAGTTACTACTCTTTTAGTATGTATAATTGTACCATAACCTGAAAGCTCATCTAGAGGATGGTACTTACCTGATGTAGAGGCTGGGGCGGAATAAAATATATAATCCGGTGCCATCATAACACAAACTTCTGTAAAGCTTTTTATATCCTTGTTAAAAACCAAATCTAACTCAGACTTAAGTGCTGCCAATTTCTCATCTGGAGATAATTCCATAATTTCAACTCCTTTAATAAATTTAATAGAAAAAAAAACAAACCTACTTGTACATTACATACAATATTACATATTATAACACACAAGTGTAATAATTACAAGTGTAAACTAAAAAAATTACATACCATTACAGTTTAGTATGTAACTAGCTGTAATGATATGTAATTATATTTACAACTACATGTATGGTGGTAGAGCAAGCTCATCCTTATCCAATGCTATTGGTCTTATATTAGGAGAATTAGCTTCCACATTGTAACCAGGTTGTGGGAAAGACTCTCCATGGAACCTACGTAAATTGTTATTATTAGTAAGACCATCCATAAATTTAGCTTTACTATCTTCAATAAAAGGTTTCTTTTCTGTTAACCTAACCCATCTAGGTAATTGATACTCAGTTATTGATATTGGCATAATATCACCTTAGATTTTTTCGGTACTATCTTTAAATCTTTTTAAGAAGTCGTCAAACTCTTTTTTGTTTTCAATACTAGCCATAACTTTATTACCATCTGGACCTACTGGAGCTTCTTTAAAGAAGTTTGCCATGTCCATAACAAAATCAGGAATCATATCACCTTCCCACTCGTAGTTAATATTCATGTATTGATCTTTACCCTTCTTAATACCTACGGATGCGTAATTGTAACCATTCTTACTTTTATATAAACTTACATTCATTATTTCCCCAGAATTAAATGCTAGGGCATATTTTGTATCTACCATACTTTTGTCCTCCATATATAAGATAGTTGATTTCTTAGATCTTCTAATGTACCATCATTAGTGATACAAACTCTATTATCATGCGACATAAAAGATGGTAGAGCATTTTCAGATATGTGTTCTTGATTATTAACAAAAGTACGGTCTTCCCTTTCAATATGGATATGTAGACCATTTGCTTCATCTAAAACCCAATCTATTTCATTAGCAAATCTTCCATCAGTTATAATTGTATTAGCTGCGTCACTACCAAAAAGAGCATTACTTTTTATAACATTAACCCAACAGTCTGGGTTAATTTTTCTAAATACATCTGTACCAATAAACTGCAAAAGCTCCCTAGGTGTCCAAAATCTTTCTTGTTCTAGGTGGATAGCTGAATG